CCTGTAGATAAAAAGTTTTTAAATCGAATCTTCTTGAACAGAATCATTATCTTGTTTTGGGGGGATCACAAAGTCATTCTTGGTTATTATTGTATACTGATACTCATGCATTTCGCAAGTCTTCAGTAACACTTCATCTTCTACTTCAAGGATATTCATTTCTGGAAATCCATCTTCTTCTAACATCATGGCAAATCTGACGGCATCGTCTTCTTCTTCCCAGATATAGAGAATTTTTTCTCCTAGAGAATCTGCGACAGAATACGCCCCTTCTTCCTCTTGCCCATCGATAGTTAGAATGTGTAGCATGTTTAAATCATTTCGCAAGCTTCCTGATAGATCTCTTGCATTACTCCCTGGATAACAGATTTATCAAGGTCGATTTCCGAGTCTTGTATATATCTATTAAGGATAGACATGGTGTCTTCTGACTCAAGAGATTCGGTTTCCTCTCCTGTAAAGTATCCACCGAAATCAGTGTTTTCAACCACCTTGAGTTCAGCAATGTTCGAGGTGTACAGTTTGTCAACAAACTTCTCAAACTTTTTACTATCAGATTTTTTACGAACGATTACTTTAACAATCTTACCTTCATACTTTGTGGCATCAAAGGTTTGATGTGGAGTGTCTTCGTAAAATACCTTATGGAACATTTTATAAGGATTGTTCACTGTTGTAAGGTCTAAAGTTTTAGACTCAAAGATATGAAATCCTCTATCATCATCGACATCAGTCCAATAGATCTCGTATGGGTTCCCAAGATACCTTACGTTCTCTTTCTGACTGCGAGTATGATAGTGACCAGAAAGAACTAGATCAAACTTTTCAAACAGTTTACTTTCATATCCATGCTCCATAACGCAGAACTTATTTGCGTTGAATCCCTTGAGTTCAAGGTGACCCATGACACAAGTACTTTTTGTGACTTGAATCATTTCGATTGTTTCTTTTTCATTCTCTTGATTGATCCAAGGAACGAATAAAACTTTCAGGTCTCCAACTTTAAGTTCCGTTGGTTTTGAGACAACTACTACATTCTCATACTCACGAAGCAACAAATCAATTGCATTGACTTCATTCGTATTTTTGTAATATGCGGTATGGTTCCCTACAACAGTGATTACCTTCACTCCCATACTCGCAAGACGATCATAGTAGTGTTTCTTTGCCCAAGACAGCGCAGAGAAGTCGATACCCTTTCTAGAATCAAAGGTATCTCCCATATCAATGATCGTCTTTATGTTTTCCCGCTCAATCGCGGGAAAGAACACATCATTATAAAACTGTAAAAAATAATCGTGAAATAACTTAGAGTTTTTACGACAACCAAAGTGCTGATCAGTAATAATAGCAGCTTTCATCAATAACGAAGTTTGGAGTGAACGGCATCCTTGATACTATTATAGTCAGAATAGTTGTTTCCGTCAATGGTATTGTTGTCTACGAACACTTCCTCATAACCAGTCTTTTCAAGGATCTTGTTCTTGATCTCCAGTTGCTTCTTCTCCTTCTGAATGCGTCTCAGAAAGGCGTAGTGAATAATCTGGGTAAAGTAAGCAAATGGATTGGAAGACTTACTAGGATCGAAGTTATGGACGTACAGTACACAGTTCTCAATACCATCACAAACCATATCGTCCTTGAACATATAGTTCACAAAGTTTGGTTTGAATGAAAGGTGAGTAGCAATCTTCAGGAAGCACTCTCCAAGGTAGTTAGAGATGGGTGGTTTTCCTTCCCATCGTTTTGCTCTGTCTTCTTTAGTGGGTTCTCTACCGAACTGAGCATAAAAATTCTCTTCCACTTTCTTCCTATGAAGAACCAGTGCTTCTAGAAATTCTTTATTGTTAACGTAATGTTCGGATCTTTTTCTGCGTGGCATTGTTGTAGGGGAGGTAATCATTAATATATCTGATTTATAATATCAATATTATACCAATGTTCTCAATAACTGACAAGAGTTGACAAGGGTACTCAAATATGACTATAATACCTTTGTTAGGGTTGATAGAGAAGCTTTAAGTTATTAACTACTCTTAAAGAGTTTCTCTAGTCTCTTCTTCGTATCGTCAATATTTCCTAAAAGACCCATTTCTCTAGAGAGCTTGGATGATGCAACTGGATCTGAATCTCCTGCAGAGTCTCTCAAAAATCTTTGGTACATCATAATCATATCAATATCATCAGTCTCAGACATAGTTAAAACTTTATCCATAGTGATGACGAATAAGTCATCCTTGGTTGTTTTCAACCAAGGCTCTACCTTATATCCGACTACTCCCATTCTATTTTTGATCTCACCAATGGTGATGGGACTGGAAAGAAGTAATACAGTGCGATCTTCCTCTTCAGAAGCAGCAACTTTGGCAAAGATCTCTTCACCTGATACTAGTTTGATAGTTGCGTAAAAATCGTCTTCTATTCCCATAAAGACCTCCTAGTCTTTTAAGTTTATCGTAACAATATCATAGTTGAAATTTTCTTCATTGTAGATTTTGATTCTTTCAATCAAGTGGTTTAGAGTGTAGTTCTTTCTAGAGTTATGTGTACAGTCGTCACCGATGTCATACAATATTGCTTTTGTTTTGTTTTTACCTTTTCTGAGGACTCTCCCGATTGATTGTAAGTTTCTTACTCTTGATTTACTAGGAGATGCAAAAATAACGTTGTGTAAGTTTTTTATGTTAATACCAGTTGAAAAGGTTCCGTAAGAGGCGACAATAATAGCGTTTGATTCTCTTTCAGTGATTTCCCGAACTTGTTCTCGATCCTCTGTGTCAACGCCACCGTGAACAAAAAATACTTTACGATCACCGCCTTTGAATTTATTTATCATTTCAAAAAGTGGCTCTCCATGAGCAGCAACTCTACTGAAAAGAACCAAAGTGTTACCTTTGAGATCAAGAGTCAGATTTGTGATAAACTTATTCCTTTGAGAGTGTGAAATCAAATATTCAATCTCATCATTATAAGTTTCAAACTTACGTGGAGTATGCTTCAGAACTAGGCAGTTAATATCTAACTTTGAGAGATGTCCCTGTTGCATTAACTCTGATGTTCTGGTAACCTTATATGACGGTCCAAACAGTCCCTCTAACACCCACTTATGCGTCTGTGTGCCGTCTAAAGTTCCTGTAAACCCAAATCTATACTTGGCGTGATGTAACTTCGTCATGATAGATATTAGAGACTTACTTTTGAACAAGTGAGCTTCATCACCAATCACAACATTGAAATCCTCAAAGAAAGAACGATCTAGTTTATAGATTGATTGCCACGTCGTGATTGTGACAGGTGCATCATTAGTCTTTTCCCTACCTGAGTAAATACGGTGGCAATATGAGTCAGCATTCCAACCATAATCAAGAAAATCTTTATACATCTGTTCTACAAGAGATGTCGTCGGAACAACTAAGAGAATTTTTTGCCCTTTGTCAACATAATATCTTACGAGAGAATAGATCATCAACGATTTGCCAGAAGCAGTGGGAGATATCAATAGTTTTCTATTATGCTTTAGGGCACCATATACTCCCTCAATCTGATATTTCCTGGGAGTATGGGCACAAATGGAGTGCATGTAATCCTTGACACCTTCCTCAGAGATGTGTTCATTCTCTTCATAAGGAAGACCGTAGAACTTATTATCCTGAAAACTGTAACTATATCCGTATTGCTTACAAAAACTTATAACCTTATCCAACAGACCAATATAGATCTGCTTTGATCTCATATCAAATAAATGAATCTCTCCATTCCAATTTCTACCACGATATTGTGGCATGAACTTAGCATTAGGGACCTCAAACTTGAAGTGATCCCTAAGTTCATATTCAATGTGAGGTTCTGTCAAGATCTTAAGAAAGACCTCATTTGACTTGGAAATAACTAAATCAGTAGTCTTAGTATTCACATATTCAATGCATCATACTACTATTTAACAACTGTAATAAACGATGTTTCCTGACACAGTAATGCGATCTTCACTGCACTCATAATATGGATAAACACAGTGACGAAGTGATGATGGGAAGAATAACATGGTTCCTTCATAGGAAGGATCTAGACGATATCCATAGTTGCGAATATTGCCAAGAATATCTGTATATTCAAACTCAAAGATAGATGCTTTCTTATCCTCTTCTTTTACTCCATCCAGAAACTGCAGTTTATTTTGCTCTCTCCAATCTGTAGGAATCTTCATCCAAACAACAAATGAATAGACTCCACCATGATGGTGATATGGGTTAAACTCATGTTGATTTTGATAGTTTACCCAAAACTTTCCTAACTGTAACTTGAAATCACCATATGCATATTCTCTAACAGGGTGTCCTCCATAAAGTTGCTGATATGCTTCCATATGCTGATAAAGGACCTCATTAAAGAAAAAATGATCCTTATCTTCAATAGAGTAACTACCAGAAATATTTCCTGCTAGGTTATTTTTAAGTCCATCTTTCTTCTTTGAGATTGCATCCCAAAGAAAGTTTATATGCTCATCATCTAGTTTAGTTTTTATCCACCCATGATTTGGATAATCTGCTTCCTTCCCTCTCATTAACCAAGTCCTGCCTGAAACTTCATAAAGTCAATCGCATTTTTAATCTGATATGTGCGATTAGATATTTGTCTGAGAATACTTTCAATATAGTTAAGCATCACATCATAATATTCGATTTTCATACTGACGTTTGAAAGTTTGTCGTCAGCATCAAGATATTTTTGCATCGTGTCTTTATCACGAATTTTCTTCGGAAAGGGATCCTCAATATAAACATCAGGATCTGCTTTTCCAGAATAATATTCATACCTCTGATGGCGAATATTTTTCTTTTGCTGTTCTGCTTTCTTTTTTAGGAGTTGAATGTTATTATATATTTCAAAGTATTTGGCATGAAGTGCGTTTGTCTTAAGAGTTGACTCTTCGTGCAGATTGTCCATATCCATGGACGAATCTTTTAACCACATACTTTGAATCGAATCAAGATCAATCATCTAGGGTGCAATCGTCTGTTTTGAGTATCGACTATATGGAATAAAGTATACTTGAAAGTGACCTCTGCTGTAAAGTATTCTATCTCAGTATCTGTGACATCGAACTGAATAGTTGATAAACTATAGGGAAATAAATCTTCAAATGCAACTTTAAACTCTAGGTTTTGTGTACTATTCAAAACCATAAGAGTTCCATCAGAATAGATGTCCATTCCTCTGATATTTCTTGCTGCTCTTCCTTTGTCTTGATACTTTCTCTTGCGTTCAGTCTGCAGGTCTTGTATTTCTTCTAATGATTCTGGAAAACCTAAACCTCTAATCCAGGTATAGATCTCCATATAGTTTTCTAAATTTTCATCAACCAAAAAACGAAGATTTAAATCTTCAAACTCAATCTTATCTCCAGGTGTTGGAATATCTCTCAAGTATGATGGTTGAGCGGCAACTCCAAGAGTCATTCCTGGAATATTTGCTGCTTGGCAAAAGAATGATGTTTTTGGACTCCTGTTGAGCGAAAACTTAAACCCAGTAGGTTGCAAAAAGTTTCTATTCTGTATCTGCTGATCAAATGCTGATATTGCCATTGGGTAAAACGCAGGTCTCCATCTGAATATTTAGGACAAAAAAAGACCCCCTTGTAGGGGGTCTGTAAGGACATGTGGGGCAACCGCTTCCGCAGCAACCACTTGAATCACATGAGGTTCTTGACTGCAACACGTCTGTAGTAGCGGTTGCTGTTGACTTGCAGGCGACCCAGACCACCAGTGGTTCCTTCTGCGAAGGGGTTTGCAACCAGACCGTAGCGGGTCTTGAAGCCGATCTTGGGTTGGAAGCTGTTCTCGCCAACTGCACGAACCATCTGAAGGGGAACGTATGGGCAATAGAACAGACCTGCGTCATAAGGTGAAGTACCCTTATAACCGACAACGTAGTACTGGTTACCAGAAGCGGTAGCA